GAACTTGCGGCGGCAGTTTCCGAACTTGCGGCGGCAGTCGCGCTAGACGCACTCGCAGTCGCGCTCGTCGAACTAGCAGAAGCTGATGTCGAACTAGCAGAAGCTGATGTCGCGGCGGCATCGGCATTGTATTTTGCTGAGTAGGATGAACCATCAACTGTCCCACTGGCTTGCATCGCCCAATCTTTAGCCGAGCCAGCCGCTACAGTAGTGCCTATTGCATATTCTTTTGCACTGTATTCAGACGTATCAACTAAGACACCCGTCGCCCACTCCTTAGCCGCACCTTTGGAGGCTGTTGTGGTGACGCCTGTACCACCCACGGCCCATGCTTTGGAAGAGTGATCAGAAGTTGCTCCGCTGACCCCACCGTTAGTTTTCTGGGCATAGTCTTTTGCGGAACCACCCGTAGAAGCCGCCGTGCCTTGTGCATATTCTTTACTCGAATAGGATGCTGTATCAACAAGGCCAGTAGCTACGGCCCACTCTTTAGATGCACCTTTCCCTGCTGTAGTTGTTACACCAGTACCACCGATTGCATAGGCTTTCGATGAGTAATCTAGTGAATCAACAATGCCATCAGTCTTTCTGGCCCAGTTTCTGGCTTCCTCGACATCAACCATCAACGACCACTTAGCGGCGGCTAGATCAGTAGACCATGTGCCAGAGGTATTTGCGACGATGCATATATAGAGGTTATCAGTATTAGCACCTGCGGCTCCATCTACTACGACATCGCGTAATTGATAAGCTGTGGATGTAACCCATGTTCCTTCCCAATTACCTACACCTGTCTGTAACTCTAATGCGCCAGCGGTATCGAACCCAATAACTTTCGTAGCACGGTTAGCGGCATTTTCAGTAAACACAAAGTCGGTCTGTGGACTTCCTTCGTCTGGAAGTTTGATCGCCCGTTTAATGTTAGTCTGCGCTAAATCAAAAGCAGTAACCAAAGCATCATAATCGGACTTAACAACGTCCCCTCTTGCTAGAGTTCCCTTTGTATAAGAGCCTTGTCTTGTATAATAGTCATTCGCCATTAGCGACGTATCCTCCGTGGCGAGAAATGTACGGTCACACCCTGTAGGGTATGCGGTTGTTCGTAGGTAGCCTCAGACAAAATCAAAAGTCCCATGTTTGTGCCGACACCATCCAAGTTCTCTTCTGCCGTTGATATGATTTGTCCTGACCAATTGAAGTCATTCCAATAAGCTATATTCCAGTAACCACCACTACCTTCAATAGAGAGGTCCCTAGTTCTAGCTTCTGGTACATCTGGATCAGCGTATGAAAAGTCTGGCTGAAACTTAACACCTACATCAGAATTCGCAGACATTTCAAACTGAATCTTCCTGAATCTTTTATCCCGAGTTGGTGTATCGTAATGGTAGTAAGCAAACCGTAAGATTGCCTCTATTTCCGCACCATCAAACGAAGTCCCAGCATCAAGCTGATACACATACCCATCATCTGATCCGAAGAATATTATTTCGTTGCCGTTAGCATCTTCGGCAGAACATATGGTGTAAACAACTTTCCCCAAATCTGTCCGTATGAATCCAGCTATTTTATTACCAGAGAACGTGGCGTATATGCCAGTTCCATCGTTGTAAAATAGTCGGTATTGCCCCTTACTTCTTACTGCTACAGATGCTATAGATAAACCTTTCTTTTCATCAATAACAGGCTTAACCTTTTTGCTTATGGAGTTCATGTCAAAGTCACCATAAGCATTAACAGCTTGGAACGTAGTTACACCGCGATCATCCAAGAACATGGTGTCAGTTAGGTTCTGTATAGTCCACTCGATACCACCAGAAGATGAAGAGAACGTTTTTAAGTTCCAGTTTGCAGTGCTTTCCCCGTACAGAATATACAAACGATTCCTGTTGAATATAGCGAGTGTGTCACCCTGCATTACTTGTAGCCCAGAGATTTCATCACCAGTTCCCATTTCTGCTGCGCCTGTCACTACGCTCCACGCATAAGGGTCTGATATAGAGGAATGCTGAACTGAGCCTTTCTGGAAAGCTAGAAACAAATGATTTTTATGGGCCGATAAGTGCTTCGGGGTATCTATAGTCATTCCAGTAAACAACGGGACCGCGTATGTCCCATCATATTCAAACGCAGTGTTGAAGCCATCAACCCAGTACATTCTATTAGTAGAAGTAGAGCCGCCAAAGTTGTAGTTCACAAACTCATATCTACCGCCGGGCACTAATGCAACAGTAACCAAGGCTGAAGTAGCATCAGACCTCGGAGAGCCAGAAACCTGTAATGCATCCCCAACTTGGAATGTCCCTGTTACGCCAGTTAAAACATACACTCCTACTGCATCAGAAGTTCCATACGTCCCGGTCATTACCGCTTCTCTTCGTACAACACCAGTAGCGCCAGATATTGTTCCTGTAATAGTGTCACCCTCTGTAACCGCAGCAACACCATTATTGAATTTTATATATTTCCCTAGATCAACAGCGGTCCATCCAGCAGTACTTGCTTTGAACATCTTGCATTCCGAGCCACCAGCGTTATCTCGAAATACATAAGTAGAGCCGTTATATACCCAAACACCTCGTATGGGACCCGATCCAGTTACAGTTCCTATTTTTGATCTTGCCCGTTCTATTGCCGCTCTTGTGTAGGTTGTATCAAGGGCATCAGTGGTTGCCCCCAAAACGTTAGCTACAGATTTAACGACTGCTACAGTAGATGCACTAACTTGAATATTTTCACCTACTGCGAAAGTCCCTGTTAACAAAGCCACTACCATGTAACCAACGGCATCGTTGCCAGCATAAGAGCCGCTCTCTACTACCGAATCAACGATAAGTTCCCCTGTAGCGCTAGAGGTAGCCCCTGTAATTACATTTGTATCTACTGTGGCCGTAGTACCAGCGTTGAATTCAAGTATCCAATAAAGACTCTCTGATGGTTTAGTCCTTCCATCGAAACGTTCATAACCATCAATTCTTCTGTATCCACCTTCCGGGTACACTTCGTAGTTCTTTCCATATAGTAAGCTACCGGGTGATTGCGAGAGCGCCGGGTCAGTAAGTATCTCCCCGCCTTCGAAGGGGAAATACCTAGCCGTCATCGAGGAGCCGCGAACTCCAACCCTACTTATGATTTGGTTGTATAAGCTGCTCATGCTGTTGTAATGGTAATCTCAGTATCAGAGGAAGATAGACGGCGAGTTCTTTGATCTGGCAAGGAATTAGATTCCAGCTTGTCTAAAACGTCCGCATATTCAGCAGAAGCACCCACTAAGATATCTGGCGCTTCCTCACGCTCTGCCCACATTGTTTTAGCCCTAGCAACAATTACCCTATGGAACTGAACAGGTATTGGAGATACTGTGGCGTTTGCTGCCATTCTCGTGGGAGTTTTCCAGTAGTCCGCAGTGATTGTGTAGGCTTTATCAGGTGGAGCATCAACAAATACATTTTTATCTGGCTGAACCACAACATAAGTCGGCAGAGAGTTCGTTGCTACACCTTGCCTGTGATCTGACCTCCAATCTGGGTAAGACAGGGGGGTCAAAAAGGCCGAGTCGTTAGTTGTGTAATCAAGATAAAACGATCTCATATCCCACGTCCCCAAATCAGTTGGCTTCGCGGTAGCTGGAGCAGCGGTTCCTGTTGAAAGGGTAGATGAGTACTGAGCCCATAGAAAATCCCAGTCATCCCATAGGATTTGTATCTGGAAATCCGCGTCGGCAACAAAATCTGTGATGACTTTAAGTTGTCCTTCCTGATTTAGGACTGTCGTAGGGCCAGTGCCGGATACTCCGACCTCTTGCCTAACGGTTTGACAAAGTTCCAGAAATGTCATTCTTTAGTTTCCTGTGAAATACGATAGCGTCCACGACTTTCCTCGGGTCAATATTGGCTGCACATAGTGAGCCACCTGTTTTGTGATCTCTGTTGCAAGTCTTAAATCCATAATGCATCTTATGGCACGGGTAACAATCCACTCCATCTGGAGTAAGTGATGTGGTATTTACCCAGTGTTTTGTTAGGTTTTCTTCAGATGAGTGGCTCAGTAAAACAACCTTGGGAATATCTTCTGCGCTCACCGCATTTAATACCCCTGTTTCCGGGCCAAGGACTAGATCAACTGTCTGAGCGAACGCCAGAGTGTTTCTGAGACTCCATTCACCGCTTCTAAGGAAGACCTTCTTTTCTTTTTCCCAGCCAACCTCCAGCATCTTGCAGAAGTCGTCTCCGACCATGACAAACCGGACGTGTGGCCACCTTATAAGAAGGTTAGCCATAACAGCGTCCATGTGAGGGTATGCTTTATGAACGGCTGATCCAGATAGCGCGATCATAACCACGAACTTATGGGGAGCCAGCTTCATATCTTTACGCTGCTTTTTAACCCACTTCTTTTCCAGCTTACTGGGATAAAACTTAGGACGGAATTTATACTTTACTTCGGCTTTATCGTGAAGCGCTTCACCGTAGTTAATATTCAACTTGGCGTGACGTTTATCGTGTCCCCAAGAGTAGATGTCTTGCCATTCCAGACACAACAATTCTTGTTCGACAACACCACCGAGGTTTATAAACTTATCGAATAACGTAGCTATTCTTTCCCAGTACGGACCTAGTTCTTCATTAGGTATCTGCCCGGTATCTTGTATTAACATCTCGTCTACATTAGGGTCGTGAGCGAGTATCTCTTTCGACCTCTCTGTAGCGTTTACGCAAACACTGTAACCCTGCTTTTTAAGTAATGGGAATATAGAACTTATCTGTAGAGCGTCTCCAAACCCACCGTACCTAACAACACAGACAGTCTTATCCCTTTTGCCACCTAGTTCTTCGTCTGTTAGTTCTTGCCATTTCTTTTTCGGAACTATTGTCCGTTTCATCTAATCAATATTGCGGAACGAATCTATTTTCGCTGAAGTTATCGCTATCAGAGGACTTCATCCTACAGACTTGAGCATCTTCATCCCACTCCCATCCTTCTCTTCTCTCGCAGTAGAATTTTCTCTCCTCCGGGGTTTGATCTGACCGTGGTTTTTCAGTGATCCCCCACTTTTCCTCAAGGGCTCTCAACTCTAGTTCTGTATCTGTTGCGTGGTAAGCAATACCAAGCGCATTGAAAATGCCCTGCATGGCTCCAAAAAACATTCCAACAACAGGAACCCTGCCTATCTTTCCCATCGTGAACCCTTGGGAATTTATTTCTCTAGAGTTACGCCTTCCCATGTCCTTCAACTGATCGCCGTATGTTTGCCTATAGTTTGTTAATATCGCTTGAGCCTGACGGCGAACCTTGTTGTTATGGGTCATACCAAACTTAATGCCAAAATATTCTCTAGTATTAATACGGTTTAGATTTGATTTGATTTGGTTCCAACCTTGAGTAACCTCTAAATCCTTCGATTTAGTAGACGCTGTTGGGTCTTTTATGGCGGAGTAAAATTGACTGGGGTCCCATCTAGATACTTGTGTTGCTGCCGCAACTTTCTCTTCCATGCTGGTAGTAGAACTACTAAGCACGTCCCCAGCTTTGGCGAGTTTGGTTTGTTCCACTTCTAGGTCTGCAAGTCTGGCTCTTTCTTGCGCTGCCGCTCTGTTAGACCTCTCGGTCGCCATGATACGAGCATCAAGCATCGTTTGATCAGCTAAAGCCTTTGCTTCTGCGTTTACTCTTGTTAAAGACCTTAAATCCCTATTAGTCAATTGATTTTTTGATAGGGTATCACCCCACATTGGGGAATCTATAGGTTGTATACCACCCGCCATACCGGCTTCTTGTTGAGAAGCATCTGCGGACCATGCTTGCGATATCTGTCTATTCAAAAGACCCTGTTCTGCTGTTTCTGCCTTTCTAACAGCATCAACACGCTCCCGCACACTCTGGCCTTCCAACTCTGTGTAAGCTGCGGCAAAAGTCTTTTCATCATCTATTCTGGCCTTTTCTTGCCTACTTCCATACGTCGTCCTGCTAGTAGAAACTTGCGGGTCCCGTTGTGAAGCAACGGTCATAACATAGGCACCAACAGCGTCCTCCTGATCTTTGGTGGCTTGGCGTGAACCCACAGTGACCGACTGACTAGGGTCTCCAGATTTGTATACGGGATCGCCTTTGTATTGATCGTAGGCTATTAAGGAGTCTTCATCTTTATCGGTGGCTTTGTCTTGGGTGAAGTCGTTTACAATATCACCGCCTTCTCGGTCGGTTCTTCCGCCTACGTCTACAGTGGTATCACCAGACGCATCTGATGCTTGCACATTAGCATCGCCTCCATCAGTTCCTTGATCGCCGTTGACTTCAGCGGCATCCGTGCCAGCATCATCACCCACGCCAGTATCGATGTCTTCATCATGCCCCATGTCATCATCATAACCAGCCATAACTTATCTCCCGAAACGAATCGGAATTGCTCTAGTGGGCCATGACCAGCCCATTGATTCAGGTAAATTAATGTCTTGTGGAGCAACAACACCTGTTTCCCACTCATCACCTTCAACGCGACGGGCGGTTAATGGCTTAGATGAAGACTCATAGTCATCATACGAAGTTCCCATATCCCTACCGCGACAGGCAATCGTGGACTTATCCATGTCTTCAACTCCCTTCCAAGGATCAACTTCTTTCATCTTCGGAAGAGGGCTCTGTACTAAATTTTTTTCTGCCATAATAATTTCCAAAAGAAAAGGGGCCCGAAGGCCCCATTCCTAGTTGAGATTAAGAGTTTGGACCGCCGTCAAGACGAGTACCGTTAGGGGCACTCGATCCCGTGCCAACGCCTTCTGGACGCTGGTTAGGACCCTTTGAAGCAAGACCAAGTTCTTTTAGTGAGTCATCGATTCTTTTCTGTTCGGAAAGACCCGACTTCACGCCTACACCTTCTGTTGACTGTGCCATATAGCCCCCTATGCCTTCGAATCCCACATAACGATGCGGGACTGTGCAGCAGTGTTATGGACTAAACCAGCACCACCAAGGTAGTACCACGCGATACCCCTCGCCCGACCGTAGTCAGACGGGATTTTCCCGCGAATCTCCTCTGGTATAGCTACAGCTTCTGCAACGGTGTCTGCGCCAAAGAATACTGCCCAATCGGACAGACCTCCAGCCCATGCACCAGCCGGTGTACCCATGCCAGTGGCAGAACCACCTTTCGCACGGAACGTCTGCTCAACAAAACGCACACCTTCGTAACGACCAGTTTCACCATTACGGATCATCTGGAACCCGGTTTCGACATACTGATTAATCGATTCCAGATCGTTCTTCAAGGTACGGAACGTTGTGGGC